ACAGGCGGTAATACAGCGGCTACAGCATTAACAGCTTTAGGGGCACAAGCTATATTACCTGCAGCTAATGGTAGCGCAAATGGTTACTTAACATCTACTGACTGGACTACGTTTAATTCTAAACTAAGTTCATATACGTTGCCAACTGCTGGTGCATCTACATTAGGTGGTATTAAAGTTGGTACAGGATTAACTATTGATGGCAATGGCATACTCACAACAACCAATAGCGGCACAGTAACTTCAGTAGCAGGCACTGCACCTATAGCTTCAAGTGGCGGTGCAACACCTACTATCAGCATAGCCGCTGCCACTACATCAGTAAGTGGTTATCTGACATCTACCGATTGGAATACATTTAACTCTAAGCAAGCTGCTCTAGTATCAGCAACTAATATTAAAACTGTCAATGGCACAACGTTACTAGGTAGTGGTGATTTAGTTATTAGCGGAGGAGCAAGTGCTACTAAAACAATTGCAAATAAAACAGCTGCATACACAGTAGTAGCAGGTGATTTAGGTAAAATCATCAACTGTACTAGTGGTACATTCACCGTCAGTTTAACGGCAGCAGCTACATTAGGTGCAGGGTTTGTTTGTACGATTTGGAATACGTCTATAGTAAGTAATGATGTTATTACTATAGACCCTAATGCAAGTGAATCTCTTGATTACTGCAATACTAAAAAGCTACGCAGTGGTGAAGGTTTTAGTATTATTAGTGATGGTGTAAATTGGCAGACTGATAATAAGAAGCCAATGAAAGGTTATGCTGAGAATTTTTCAAATTTAAGTGCTGGAGCTATTGCTTCTGGTTCTTATGGAGTACGTATTGGTTCTGAAGGCTCTTCAACTGGTGACCAAGCCTATGCGATAGGACATCAAGCTATAGCATCTAGCACCGATTCATATAGTATTGGTCGCAGCTGTACAGCTTCGGGATATGCTTCTCATAGTATTGGAAATAGCTGTACTGCAGCATCTAACTACTCAACAGCTCTTGGCACAAATTCGGCAGCTTCAGGCTCAGTCACCGCCACAGGCGCAGGCGCAATGGCACTAGGTGGTTCTTATGCTAGCGGTGTAAATAGCTTTGCTGCCGCTATCGGTAATAATACAAGTACCTATGGGACGGGTGGGTTGGGTAGTATTGCTATGGGTGTTAACAGTAAGGCAACAACAACTAATGCAGTTGCAATAGGCAGTTCAAGTACGGCATCTGGTGTAATGGCAACTGCATTAGGTAATGCAACTGCATCAGGAGAGCGTTCCTTCGCGGTTGGATATGGGTGGCAAGGAAATACTCTGGCAAGTGCAAAAGGTTCTTTTGCGCTTGGAGCAGACTCTGTTAGTAATATTATTGGTAAATTTACGTATGCTTCTGAGGCATTTGGCGCGGGTGGCGATGCTCAATTCGGTAAACTTGTTCTTCGCGCAGCAACCACAACCACAACAGCCGTAGTATTAACTTCCAATGGCGCAGCAGCATCAACAACCAACCAACTTATCGTGGCAACCAACCAAGCTATGACATTCTTTGGCACTCTAATTGCCAAACAATCTGCATCAGCTAATATGGCAAGTTATCTAATTAAAGGGGCAATCGTTAATAACGCAGGTACTGTGAGTATCTCTAGTATAGCTATTGAAACAATAGTTGACACTATAGGGTTAACAACACAACCAACATATACAGCTGACAATACAAACAAGGGGCTTACTGTAACCAGTGGTGCAAAAGCAACAACAAATATTAGATGGGTCTGTAATTTAGATTCTGTTGAAGTAACTTACGCATAAATAAAATACAATAAGGAATATAACATGGCAATACAATTAGATTTAGCAACATCAAACTACGGTGTACCATTTGAAGGTGCTTATTTTCGTATCGTGACAGCATCTATTAGTCGTCAACGTAATGCTCAGTTTTCTGTAATGATTGACGTAGTAGGTTATGCAACTAAACCAACTAATGATGATACTAAAGATATTGACTTCAGACGCTACCATGCACCTCTTGCAGATGTAGAAGCACAAGCGGGAGCAACATTCCTAGAAAAGTCTTATAACTGGGTATCTTTACAAGATGATATGCAAGGTTCATTAGGAGTTTAATTTATGGCAGTTAATGTCAATCATGTAACTAATATAATAACAGCTGATTCTGGCATTGTAGCAATGTCATCAAATTTTGGTTTTAAGAATCGAATTATTAATGGTCAATTTAATATAAGCCAACGTGGTATTGCTGCACAAACTATAACAGCTGGGGTAACTGTCCCAACAGTATCAACTGGTTATCAATTGGATAGATGGTTTGGTTATAGTACTGGTGCTAATGTGACAATACAACCTGTTGCTGTTGGCACTACGATTACTGCGCAAATAACTGGGGCAGCTAGTGTAGCAACTGTAGGCCTAGGACAAAGAATTGAAGCATTGAATTCACAAGACCTTGCTGGTAAATATGTGACATTGTCGTTCATGGCGCGTAACTCATTATTAACAACAATGAATGTTGCCATCTCTTATGCAAATACATCAGACACATTTGGACCGATTGGTACTCCAACCAAGACAGCTATTACAAATCAAAATTTCAATATTACATCTACATTAACTCAATACTCAATGACATTTTTGATGCCAGCTGCAGCAACAACTGGTATAGAAATCTTATTTACTGTTGGTGCGCAAACAAGCGGTACATGGAATCTTGCGACAGCTCAGCTTGAACAAGGTAACGCTGCAACAGCTTTTGATTATAGACCTATTGGAAAAGAGTTATCACTTTGTCAACGATACCTAGAAGTAATAGCATCAACTGTATTCAGATGGTCTGGTTATAATCCAACAGCAGCCGCTGCAAATAATTATGGCATTATACCAATGCAGGCTATTAAACGAATAAGTCCATCGACTGTAATGTCATTTAGTGCGACTAATATAAGTGCTGTAAATTTAACTGGTAGTACTACTTCTTTAGCTTTTAGTGCAACAAATGCAGCTGCTGGTTTTTGGCTATTTTATAATTCAGTCGCTGCAACAATAAATGCGGAGCTTTAAGTGTATAAATTAATAGATGATCGATCGGTTCTCAGAACAATAGATAATGCAGTGATTCCTTTAGATGAAAATAATTCTGACTATACTCAGTATTTAGAATGGCTAGCTAATGGCAATATTGCTGAGGTTATTGGAGGCATACCTGTACAGGAAGCGCCTGCCAATTTAATTATATAACAGGGACTACTCCCTATTCCCTCGCTAAGTAGGTTACTTAGCAAACCAACCTAGGAGTTTACAATGTACGCAAATATTTTAGAAGATATTATTGAGGAAGTCGTTGATCTTGTGGTGCCCGACGATGTGGTTGAAGAAATTGTTGAAACAATCGTAGAGGAACTATTATGAAAAACAGTTTAGATAAAGCATTTAAAGACGCAGGAAAAGCTATTAATCACACTGTACACGAAGCAGCAGATGTTGCAGAAAAAGTTGTGACTAACCCTGATGTACAAGACGTGGCAAAAGAAGTTGCTATTGGCGTTGCTGTTGCAGCTATTACAGCGGCTTAATTATGGAACTTAGCGATAAAGGCGCAGAAGACTTAAAAGGTTCTGAAGGGTTTAGATCGCAACCGTATCCAGATGGTGAGGGCGTCCCTACTATTGGCTTTGGCAGTACCTTCTATGAAGATGGTACCAAAGTTACTATGAAAGACGCTCCCATTACTAAGGAACGAGCGTTACAGCTTTTCAAGGTTACCCTTAAGCAATACGTAAGCGCAGTAGACAAGTCTGTTACTGTATCCTTAACCCAAAACGAATTCGATGCATTGGTCGAATTAACATATAATATTGGTGGCCCTGCTTTCAAAGGCTCTACACTATTACGTTTATTAAATGCAGGCGCACCGAAAGAACAAGTGGCTGCTCAATTCCTTAGATGGAATAAAGATAACGGTAAGGTAGTTGTCGGCTTGACCAATAGACGCAAACGTGAATCAAACAAATTTTTAGGACTTACAAAATGAGTGAATTAATTGAACCAAAAGCAGTACCAGTTGCTAAAGTCAACACTGTTGAGATTGCACCATTCTATTGTCAAACACCTTCTGATTGGGACTTAGCAATAAGTGCAGATGGCGTAGTAACAGCGCATAGCCCTGTTTCTGGAGAAACCTTTGAGGGAACAATGGATGAGTTTAACAAAGCTATGAGAGGCTAAGATGACAGGCACCGTTAAAACAGTAGCAGATCCTTGTCAGACATACATTCATTTTATATCTTCGTGGGCTAAAAGTCGTGCTGTTTGTAATGGTGAACGCGCAGTCAAAGAATTAGATGGACATTTAGATTTGATTCGGATGTCTAATCTTTTAATACCCTTTTCTCCTTCAATGAGTAGTGCGCAATACGATTTCTATAAAGCAGAAGCAGAGCTGCCTGGCATTACTGCACAATTTGCAAAAATGTTAGTAGGCGGTATGTTAAGAAAACCACCTATTGTAGAGTTACCAGAAAATGCTCCAGAAGATGCATTAGATTGGATAACAAATAACATAGGCAGAGATGACTCTACTTTAGTGGCTTTCTTAGATGATATTTTGTGGGAAGAAGTACAAACGTCACGTGCTTGGGTTTTCATTGATTATCCCCGTGTTTCTAATTCAGATCTTCTTGATAAAGAAACCAAAGAGCAAATAAAGCCTTACCCTATTTTACAGAAAGCTGAAACAATTATAAATTGGTCTACACGTACAAATATGTTTGGCAAAACAGTATTAAACAGGGTTATTGTAAAAGGATATATGGATGACTATACTACAAATGAATTCCATGCAATTCGGGTACCTGCAGTTTGGGTGCATGAGCTAGATGAGAGTGATGAGTATAGAATTCGTATTTATCAAGGCACAATTGCAGATAATGGTGATCAAACCTTAAAGCCAGGTGACGCTGCAAACAAGAATGACAGGTTGCTTCCAGCAGGAGGATTTCAGCTTATAGAAGTAATTGATAATATTTTGGCAAATGGCGAAAAACTAAATCACATACCTGCGTGGCCTTTAAATGGAAACATTACACCAGTTACTCCATTGCTTTCTCCAATCGTTGATAAAGAAATTAGCTTATATAATAAAATTAGTAGAAGGAATCATCTATTGTATGGTGCTTCTACCTACACTCCTGTTATTGCTTCTGATATGCCTGATGAAGAGTTTGATGATATTGTACAAGCAGGCTTAGGCTCTTGGATACGGTTAAGACAAGGCGATACTGCAACTGTACTAGAAACACCTACAGCCGCACTATCCGACATGCAAGCTGCAATTTTATCTACAATGGATGAAATGGCTAAGCTTGGCATTAGAATGCTAACAACAGAAAATGAACAATCTGGTATTGCATTAGAATTGCGTAATGCATCTCAGACAGCACAGCTTGCTGTTCTTAGTACCAAAATATCTAATACAATGAAACAAGCAATATGTTTAATGCTAAACTGGCGGTATAATATAGACTGCAAGGCTTGTGATATCAAGTTTGAACTATCTGCAGACTTTGATCCAGTACCATTAGGTGCTGAGTGGTTAAACTTAATTACACAATGGTATCAATCAGGCTTGTTGCCTAGACCAGTGTGGTTACAAATGCTTAAAGCAAATGATATACTTAATGCTGAGTATGATGATGAAGAAGCTATGGGACAAATTAATCAAGATGAGCTGATTATCCCAGCCTCTACAAAATACAATGATCAATATTCAATGCAATTAGAAGCTGCTAAACAGGGGCAGAAAGCTAAACCAATTAAAGAATAGAGGTATTTACCGTGGCCATTAATGCTAATACACAAATTTATGATAAAACACTAGATCGCGCAGCAATGCTACGACTACATGAGAGAAGGGTAGTTGGTAAGGTTGATGTAATCATTGATGGCCATATCCTTCGTCTGGACAAATTAATAAAAGCTTTTGAGGGTATGAATCCTTTTAAAGCTGCATTAGATAAAGAGTTGCATAGAACGTATTCACAAATTAACAACTCAGTAGAGAAGGATTTACTGTCTTTGACTACAGATCAACTCTCTTTTGCTTACCAAAAAGTAGAAGTAGCAATGGGGCATATATGGCGTACTGAACGGCCTAAAGTTCGTGTTGCTGAAGAAATTGCGCTTGCTAATCCGCTCTATAAAAATCAAACAATGGAACAAGGGTGGCAAGGTATTTCTAAAAATGAGAAGATTAGAATTGAAGCTGTAATTCGAAAAGGAATTGCAGATGGTAATACTATTGATGAAATAGCATTAGCAGTACGTACAGGAAATGTTCACAATATAACTAGAAACCAAGCAAAAGGCTTAGTCATTACTGCAGTTACTTCTGTAACAAATCAGGCTGACCACGCAATATATAAAGCTAATGCAAAAGCACTATTAGGTTGGGAATACGTTGCGGTACTTGATGCTCGTACTACACCTTTGTGTGCAGGAAGAGATGGCCATATTTATGAGATAGGAGATGTTGTACACTTGCCTCCAGCTCATTGGCATTGCCGTTCTACAACAACACCTGTATTTAAATCATGGGATGATATTTCTAAATTAGAAAGTGTTGCTCAAATACGTAAGCGAAACTTAGCAGGACTTACGGATAAACAAAAGGCTTTCTATGATGGCAATACTCCACTAAAAGAAAGCTATAACGACTGGCTGCTAAGACAACCACAAGATGTTCAACTAAGACACTTAGGTGATTATAAGAAAGTAGGTATGTTTAATTCTCAACAACTTACTTTAGACAAATTTACTAATGATGAAGGCAATACAATAGGTATCAAAGAGTTACGTAAGATGACAGATTCTACTTATGTACTTCCTAATGATACCCAGAAGTTTGCCAATGCTAAGGCTAAGTTAGATGCAATGCAATTGCCGATAATGACACCTGAAGATTTATTTGATAATAAAGAATTAGTAAAAACATTAAGAGATTATTATTTATTACAAGCTGGAGAATTAGATGGTACTCTATCACTCACAAACTATCGCGGTGCCCTCATACACACCAAGAAAGCTACCAAATCACGAGTGCTAAACAATCTCCCGACTGAAGATCAAACAGTCTTTAATCCAGTTACAGGCCGTTACGAAGACACAAGGCTATACCAGCCTAACGTACAAGTACTAAATAATAACCTTAGACTATTACGCGAAAGTCCAACATTAAAACAGGCAGATAAGGATTTTATCGAAAATTTTGTTGGTAGCCTTGATGAAAAGATGGGTGCAAATGAGAGAGCTGTAGTAGCAGATAATCTCCGTATTATCTTTACTAGGTTTAGAAATAATGGCGAGCAGTGGAATAATTTTAAAGCTGTTGTTCAGGGCCAAATTAAGTTTGATGTAATGAATGTATCTGATTCATTAGAAACACAACTACGTGCTGATATTGATGTACTTAAAAAGCTTAAGCAAGATAATTACATTGATCCTATCTTAGGCCCTACTCAGTTACAAGACTTGCATGATAACTTTATCAGCAATATACGTGCTAAGAATAACTGGGAAGATTCCACTGCGCCTAAAATAGCCAGAGAATTGCGCAATACCTTTGACTATAAAATACCGCTTAAACTTAAGTTGTTGCCAAATGGTAAGCCACGTATCAGCGAAGAAGCTTTAACACAATTTTATTTGAAATTTGCTCATAGGCTGAGTCTTGCTGATATGCCTGATAGAGATCAATTTGCTGTAGCACTTGGCAGAGATTTATACAATCTTGCCAATTTAAATGGTAATAGACGTGAATGGTACAGCACAGGTATGGCATTATTAGAAGCAAAGAATGTAAAGAAATTCTTCGAAGTAGAAACCTTTGGTGTACAAAAACGAAGAATGAAAAGTAGATTGAGTAACAGTTTGTTTGGGCCTTATTATGACACTCTGTCATATAACATACGTGTGACTGATCCTCGTGTACAAGAGTATGCACAGCTCACAAGGAAAGTGGATGTCGGCCTGCGTGTTGGCGTTACAACGGATAAGAACAAGTTAATATTCCGCGAGGGCTATAAGACTTATTTTATTGACAGAGGTCTCCTAGGTTTAGAAGATACACGTATACCTATTACATCTACAAATAGTTTTGGTGATTTTCCTGAGAAGTTTGTTGATAAGAATTTGGCAGATGCTTTAAACTGGGCATCTAAGTCTAAATACAAAATTGACGAAGACTTCTATGATTTCACTCAGAAATTATTGTACTTCGAAGACGACAGAGGTAATGCCAAAAAGTACAACGAATTGAATGAATACAAACATTACATATCTTCAAGAGGAGATGCTTATGAAAGATTCAAATCAATGGAATGGCTACGGACTCGAAAATATTCTTTTAGTAACCATGCTTTTGTTGACCATCGTGCTCGTATATATGATCGCGGACTCATTAGTCCTCAGTCAGGAGAATCCTTCAGACCGTTCCTTAATACAGAACAATCAAAAGTGCTTGGTGAGGCTGGATACAGAAACTTTAGAGACCAAATAGGTGCATTCATGGGCGGTCTTAACGATACCTTTGAAGGACGATATAATTCATTATCCTTTACTGGTAGGCAAAAGATTGCTGATAAGCTATGGCCTGATATGGTAGAGATTGGTAATAAGATGTTACGTGCAAAGCCTGCTGACATTCGCGCTATATTAGAATCAGAAATGGTACAATTAGTAGATGGCGAAGAGCTAGGCAAGTTCTTTAGGTTTGCTATGGAGTCAGCTAAGATAGATAATTATCTAAATGAAAAACCACTAGCTGTTATTGTAAAAGGTAACCCTAAGTTTATAAAAGGTAATCCGTTAGCTGATAAGTTTTATAACGACATAAAAGCTAAGTTAGAAAATAACGGTTATCGAGTTGAATTTGACATTGGCGCAGATTTTACTGAACCTGATCAAAATGCAGCATTAGTAGTTGGGCATTCGAGAGGTGTAGATAGATTGAAATATGCAGCTAAAACATCTAAAACATTTGAAATAAAAACTAAATCAGATGTTGGAAGTAGTCCTTTGCATTACACTTTGTCTGAGTCAGATTTGAAAAATTTAGCTTCAACTAATAGAATGAACTCCTATAAAACTGCATTAGCGCTTGAACAAGATGCTTCATCTTCTGGTGCTCAAATTATTGCATTAACAACAAAGAACAAACAGTTAGCTGAATTATCTAATGTTGTACCTACAAATCAAAAGCGTAGGCTATATGATGAAATTGCTGCTGCCACTTATAATGATCCTCGTTTTAAAGTATTAAACGAGAAGTTAGGGTTAAATGAAAAAGATTTACGAAAAGCTGCGAAAGCTCAGAACATGGTTACGTTTTATGGTGCTGGTGAACGAACTGGCATCCTTAATGTGGAAGGTAAATTATCAAAAGTCTTGGACAAGCAGGGTAACACGTTGGTCGTTAAAGCGTCTGATCGTGATAAGGTACTTAATGAGATTTCTGCAAGAGCAGCAAGATACGAACGTTTCGATCCTGAAACAGCTGAACAGCTCAAACAGCTCAGAGCAAATGTACGCGATATCTTTAATAAAGGCCAAGATCCTGGGGACGATATTATGGAAGCGCTCTACTTCCTCGATCCAGAGACTAGGCAGTTAGTTGAAAAGATGTCTCATCAATATGATAGAGTTGTAACACCAGCAGACTTTGCTGCTATTGCAAAACTAATGTCTGAACATCTAAGTGAACAAGTGCCTATTTTAAAAGACTTTACTAAGTTCTTTGGTAGACTTGCCGAAGATTTCTTAGTTAATTCTAAGCCTTCTGAAGCAGCTCTTGACTGGAAATCTATTGGCCGTACAGCTGCCCTAAGACCTTATCAGAGAGGTTATGTACTTCCTGATCGTATTAGCGAGATATTAGGTTTAAAGGCAGGAGAAGCAGTAACTGAAAAGTTCTTAAAAAGGTTTAATGGCTGGAAACCAGACGGCTCTTTAGCTGATATTATCTATGGTGTAAAAGGCCCTGATGATAGACGTACTGGCTTTAAAGTACTTAAAATTGAACCTGTAGATAAGATTGAAATATCTAAGGGTATAGAAATCTTTTATGCTAACAAGCTTCCTAAGTCTTGGACAAATGTACCTTGGGTTAATTTTGATGGTAAAATCATTGAACAGAACTTTACTCAAACATTTGAAGAGAGATTGTCTTATAAAGACAGGGATGGTAATTGGGTAAACAATATCTTGCAAATACCTCAAAAGACAGAAGCAACTTGGTGGGAACAGTTTGTAAATGCTGATGGTAAGATTAACGATATAGCTGATGCAGGAAAGGCACGTACTGCTTTTGCCGTTAATGGTAACCATTCAAATGACGCTACATTGGTTAAGAACTTTCACCTATGGGGCAAACAAAATGGCATTGCAACTAGTACTATTCATGACGCGTTCTTTGCTAATGCTGCAGATATGCTAAATGCTCGTGATGGTATTCGTAAATTATACGCAAAAACATTGGATGCTAATCCAGTGTTAGCTACACTAAATGAGATGAAGGCTCGTGGATTGCCTAAAGAGCTTTATGATCAATACCTTCAAGAAGCCATAGACAAAGGACTAATACCTGTAGAAGGTGTTTCTATTGTTGGTGGTAAACGCTTGAAGAAATCTGATATCCTTACTAAAGAGGATATTTTATCAACAATACCCGATCCTACTAAATTTGAAAATGATTGGGGTTTTTATGGAATTGGATAACAATGAATATTGAACAAGAAATCGTAGCAAAAGGCTTAACAGCACCACGTATTACACCTGCAGATATTGAAAGTAATATTAAGAGTGTACATTACTTTACAGCTTACGATGGTCGTTTAGGTGCAATTGCATCAAATACTTACGTAGCCCAAGAATCGCCTGAAGAAGATAATTTAGACTTAATCCCATTAGCCTTATTAACTTTTTGCGTAGTAGTATTACGTAACGGGTTTACTGTAACAGGTGAATCTGCTTGTGCATCTCCTGAAAACTTTGACGCTGAGATTGGGCGTAAGGTTGCAAAAGAAAACGCTATTAGTAAAGTATGGCCTCTAATGGGCTATGAATTAAAATGCAAATTAACAGGCGGATAGTATGTCAGCTGAGATTAAAAAGTGTAACTGCAAACATGCAGCACAAGATAAGCTGTATGGCACTGGAATGCGTGTTATGAACGCAACCCAGAAGAAAGAATTTCGTTGTACTATATGTGGAGCAACACACAAATGAGATTTAGTCACGCATTAGATATGATTATTGCTGGTCAAAAGCTAGCACGTGAAGGCTGGAATGGAAAAGACATGTACGTTAAGTTAGTAAAAGCACATGATTTTGAATTTTCAGAACTATGCCCACACTTTGTCATTAAGAACGTTAGAAATTCTTTTGACACATGGGTACCGTCTGTAGCAGATTTGTTAGCAGATGATTGGGTACTAGTTTAGGTACACAAAAGGAGGCAGACCCCGTTAAATTAACCCTTCCCTGCCTCCCCCTATATTCATTATATATAGTATTATCTCTTATTATAATATCTATTATACTAAGTAATATACTATATAATCATTATAGAACCCCGTTAAATTAACCCTAAATATAAAATTTAGTGATTCCAACATTATAGATTGTATCTATAATATATAAAGAGTTGTACTCAAAGGAAATAAACAAATGTCTACCGAAACTGATGAAACACAAACACAAGAAACTAATACTCCTGCTCCGGATAATATTACTCCCACTCCTCCTGTGGATGACGTGGACAGCAAGATCCAAGAAGCTCTTAAGCCAATCAAGACAAAACTTGACAGTGCGTACAAAGAGCGTGACGAGGCTTTAAGAAAAGCTGCAGAGTATGAACAGAAAGAAAAAGAAGCTAATATAGCACGTCTACAAGAAGAAGGGAAACACAAAGAAGCCTTTGAACTTCAGTTAGCAGAGACCCAAGCTAAATTGGAAGCTGTAACAAAGCGTAACGTAGAGCTTGCTCGTGATGCAGAAATCAAAACTGTACTAGCAAACTATGCGCTTAGAAGTGACAAAGCTCGCGATATGGCCTATATGGATATTGCCAGTCAACTTATTCAAAATGAGAATGGTGTCTGGGTTCACAAGAGTGGTGCCGATCTTAGAACGTTTGTAAAACAATTCTCTGAACATGACGATAATTCTTTCTTGTTTAAAGCCAAACCATCATCAGGCGGCGGTACTACACCATCTGGAACAAATAATCTTCCTGATAACTCGCCTAAATCAATCTTTGCGATGTCTCAGGAAGAGGTACTCAAACTCGCGGCAGAAGGAAAGCTTCGCCGTTAATATTAAGGAAATAAAATGGCAGCAAATAGCGTTACCTATACCAGCGGAACAGCTGGTAATAATAACAACTATGTATTACAAGAAGCAATCGGCGCATACAGCGATGAAGCTTATACTAATGCTCGTAAGTTATCTGGTACTGGAATTACCTCTAGCAACCCACAAATTGACACTAACACAGAAACCTTTATTGGTCAAATGCGTTGGTTGAAACCTTTAAACCCTAAAATCAACATTGCATCATTAACAGATGCTGCTGATGGCGAGAAAACTAACTATACATCTGACTTCAGTACTTACATTAAAACTGTACGTACACACGGTGCTGAAAAAGTCAATATGACTGAAGTAGTTACTCGTCAAGATGGTTTAGCTAAAATTGGTCGTGACTTTGGTGAAACTCGTGCT